AGTGATGACAACGCCGACAACCGAGAGTCCGCCTGTAATCAAAGCGGTCAATACTGCTTCACTCAATGTTATCGGTCGCCTCCTCGTCTTGATTTTGTGGTTTGTGGCGAGTTTTCAACGGCTTGTAATTCTCAACCTCGATTATCTCACCGTTCTTGAATATTTTAGTCCTCATAATCTGCCCCCCATATCTCGATAGTCATTCCTGCCGGCAAGAGCTTGCCCTCCATCTGTGTATCGAATTGAATCACATCGATAAAATTTGTTGCACTAAATGAGAAAATATCACCATTATTTTGATAATATGGTTTTTGGTTTGTTACAATAGGGAATTCGCTTGGGTCGTTATCGTCATATAATTTGTTTTGCGAATACTGAATATCACCATGCAGCCAAGGCGAGCAATGTGCCATGATTTGGGTTATATGCCTGTCGCTTGTAGACGATACTTTAGCTGCTGTGAGAGTAAGCTCACTCCAGAAGTCCTCGTCACCTGTTTCCATTTTGCGCAGATTAACATATACAGTTGTTCGCGATGCCGTAGACCACTCGGGCATTAAAAGGCGAATTGCACAGTTACTCAATTTTAACAGATTACCGTTTTCATCAACATCGCGAATATACTGAGCGACATCCTCAGTGATTGTCTCACGACAGATTTTTCGCCATTTTACTCGTCCACTCTCGCCTTGTGGACCCTGCGGACCTTGCTCACCCTTTGGACCTTGTTTGCCTTGAACTCCCTGCGGACCTTGCGGTCCTGTGTCGCCTTTGTCGCCTTTAGGTCCTTGCTCGCCGTCTTTTCCTGCTGCGCCGACATCGCCTTTATCGCCTTTATCGCCCTTTAATTTGCCGTCGGCGATTGCCTTGTTGATAAGCGAATAAAACGCCTCAATTTCGCTTGTTGTGGGCGGCGTTGCATCCACTATTTCGTCTGAGTAGCTGCCTGAGCACACGCTCAGCAGTGTAGGCTGTGGGGAATAGCGCAAGGTCGTCTTGCCGCCGGTTGTATCATAGGCATAAACGCCGACAAGACAGCGTCCAACGCTCAAGCTTGGGGCGAAACATTCACCGTTGACAAGGGTTACGGCTTGCTCGTTGAACACAGCACGGACAGTTAAGCCGTTGAACGCCTCGTCAAGCTCGAACTTGCACTTGACAGTTTCAACATTGCCCGAAGTGAGCGGTGCGCTCTGTTCGAGTTTTATGACGGATTGCTCCGTCACTTTAAATTTTAAAGTTGTCATTTGAGTTTTTCCACTTCCTTTTTGAGCTGTTCAATCTCTTGCTGCTGAAATTGAACGAGTTTAACAATCGGAGCAATGAGCTCGCTGTAGTTGAGTTGCCACAATAGCTTTTCGTCGGGCACGGTAGGGTCAAAGTATTTCTCCTCGTCGCCGTCAATGACGCTTGCTTGATACGCAGCTATATCACCGACTGTGGTTTCGGCAGCTTCGCGCACTTCTTGAGCTATAAAGCCGTTGTGAGTCCTCTTTCCCTCGCCTGTTTTCAACTTATACGACACAGGGCGGAGACTCAATACGAACGCCTTGCTGCTCTCGGCATCAAGGTCTTCGATATTCTCTTTCAGTTTTCTATCGGAGCCGTTAAATGCGCCGTCGGTGCAATAGATTGAATGCCACTTGTAACTGCCTGAGCCAAGATATGCGCCACCGTTAGTGTCAGGACGGAATATCGTCCTTGCGTTCGATGACGATTCCTTGAACAGAGAGCAATTTGTGCCGTTCTGCGGTTGAAACTGAACCGTACCGCCGGCAATGATTGTGTTTTTTCCGTCAAGCTTCCTCGCATAGCCTATATATGTATGACCGCTGCCATTTCTTGCGGTTAAGACGCTCTGCTCGGTTGCATCGTTGATGCTCGAGCTAAGATTAACTTTTGTGCAGCTTATCTTGCCGCCATATAAGTCGCCACATTCAATATTGCCTTTAGTGTCAACGGCAAACGAATATTCGCCTGCGTTTTGCTCTGCAAGTGATATGAGATATGTCGCCGTCTCGCTTGTTGTGTCCGATGTAATTTTAAATTTGTAATTCACTCCGCCGACGGCGAAATTTTTCTCAAAAGCTGTATTTGTCAAATCAAAGCCTGCGATTGTTCCGCTTTCGGCAACGATTTTGCCCTCTGCCGAAAGCTTGAATGTGTCGGAATCAATCTCAATACGATTTGCCTTGAGCGATATTTTTTCGGGGGATTGATTAATCTCCGAAACGACATCACCCTTGCTGACTTTGAGTTGTAAGCCGCTCGATAGTCGGTTGATTTCACTTGTGACACCTTTCAGTTTGCTGTCCGCCGTATATGTTATCTCTTCGGTTTTGGATGTTAAGCTGCTTTCGACGCTCTGCGTCAAGCCGTTTGACAGTGTTATTGCGCTTTTGGTAAAAATGAAAGGATAATCAAGATTGTCCTTTTTATTGGTAATGTTGACAAAGTCGCCTATGTCGTACCATGCAACGCCTGTTGTGTTCGCTGTGACGCTCGTTAGCGTCTTACCGAGCAGATACGCCGTGTAGTTGGATTTGACGGCATTCAGCTGCTCTGCGGCTGTGCTCGAATTATCGACGAGATATTCAACAATCGGGTTGTCCGATATTGTGACTTGCACCTCTGTCGATGCTTCGTTGTTCAATATCTTTTGAATGCCTGCTGTGCCGTTAAGCTGAACGCCTGAAATCTGCACGCTGTCATTAATGCTTGCACTCGTGAGGTCTTGCAACTCAATTTTTGTACTTTCGACCTCACTCGGTCTAATTAGAATAAGCTTGTTATCCTTAACCCGAATTATTCCACAGAGGACCTCCGCAATGTCCTCAAGCAAGTCGCGGTAGGTTTGGCTTGAATAAGCGCTCGCAATAACTTTATACGCAGTCATATCGGGCAGCGTCGAGGTAACCCCGACGCTGTTTAAAATTTGAATTGCTCCGTTGAGCAATTCCTGCACCGATATAGTTTTTTCGACATCAGCCGCGTCATTAGTTGTATCGTTGCTTTCCTCATCCTCAATCGTTGGGATTTCGGTCATCGTATTGACAAGGGCATCATAGGCTGTGACCGTCCACATATCCGTGTCGGTGTTGTAACCTGTGCCGTCATCGTTCGACAAGAAAAACTTGCCGTAATTGATGTACTCGAAGCCGTTGTCGGTTTCAACTCCGATTTTGACATTGTCAATCACGCCGTCAGGAGCGCTAAAATCGCCGCGAATTGTTGCGGTAATACTCTGCATTGCCGTCGACGGAAAGCCGCCGTCAATATTGACAGTAAGGCTCTCGATAGCACTCAAATCATATACAGTGTCACCAACTATGATTTGCGCGTCAAATCGGCGTCCTGTGTCGCGCATTGCGGCGATAAAATCCGTAGTTACATTATGCATTTCTTCACTCCTTACTTATTGCGACGGCAACCACTGAAATTGAATCATATTTATTCTTTCTCGGGTTACTTATGTCGATATATTTATGCGTTACTGACACACTGTCGAAATAGAACGATTGCGTTTTCATCGACGCGGTTTGTGCGTCATAGAATTTGCACGAGGCGGAAGTTTGACTCAACAACTGCATAAGCCCCTCAACATCTTTGTAATTGAGCTTTGTGCCGCTGATATTCGCGGTTATTTTAGGGAATATGCCGACAATTGTGCCTTTATAGTCGCCGCTCATTGTTCTGCCTGCGTCACTGCCCCACAACTTCTCGTGGCTAACATTGTAATCGCTCTTTATGTACGGAATTGGGACATATTCGCCTTTTGCGTAAGTTTTCCCTTTGATTGTAACGCTTGCACCGCCGTTTTTAATGTAAAGCACAGCCATTATACAACGCCCCCATTCATTCTGATGTTCCGCCTACCGTTGACTTGCGATATTTTCTTTGCGATTGTTTCGCCGTCGAGGGTGATTATTGTCTGCAATACCTCGCCGTTAGCGTTGATTCTGTTTGCAATTCGCTCGGCAAGCAAATCCATCCAACCTGTGTTGTTCTCAAGTGGGAGAATTGCCTCTGTTCCTGCCTCGCCGACAGTAGCCGTGACACCTCTGCCCGGATTGTTGACGATACCGCCGCGTGCAAGCTTCGGTGCAGTGATTAACGGAATCTCGATGTTTGGTAGCTTATTCAGCACCTTGATGACTTTGTTGACCATGTTTACAAGTCCGTTAAGGATTTTTTGAATGCCGCTTGTAATACCGTCTTTCAATTTGGTCGTAACGGTTTCAGCCTTGCTTTTTATGCCGTCCCAACTCTTTTTGGCTTTTGAAAACGACTTAGCGATTGAACCTTTAACGGTTTTCCAATTTGTCTTATTTTTAATCGAATCCCATTTGCTTTTGAGATTTTTGAACTTGTTGTGAACGCTACCTTTGATTGTTTTCCAATTCGTCTTATTCTTAATCGAATCCCATTTTGTTTTGAGATTTTTGAACTTGTTGTGAATTTCGCCTTTGATTGTTGCCATAGCAGTTTTGCCTTTTTCCTTAATCGAATCCCATTTGTCTTTTAAGTCATCGAATGTCGGGAGAACATTGCCGCCAATACTAACAGTAAGCTCTTTTAAGCCGTCCCAAGCCTCTGTGATTTTACTAAATACATTGTCCTGAAACCACTTTTTGATGTCTTTGAGCCAATCCACAATGCCATTAAATGCGCCCTCAATGAGATTCTTACCAAGGTCGATAATGTCTTGATTTTTCGACGGCGAGTGAATATCGAACGCCTCTTTAAAGCCGTTAATAAATGGGTCGAGGATATGCTCTTTCATCCACTCCCCGACATCCTTAAGCCAATTTACAATACCGTTGAAAATGCCCTCAATTACATTGCCGCCTGCTTCGTCAATAGAATCGTCAAAGTAGCTTGTGATGTTCGCGAATGCATCATTGAAAATCTCTCCGAGCTTTTGGGCAATTTTGAACACCTTACCGACAGCCGCACCGAGTGCCTCAAAGGCACTATTTGCAATGCCTTCCCAATCGATGTTTTTTACAAAATCGACAATATCATCGATTATTGCGTCGGTATCAAGATTTTTTACAAATCCTGTTACGGTATTGAACGCGCCGCTTATAGAGTCCGATATATTGGATGCTATCTTGCCCCAATCGATATTTTTAAACCACGAATTTACCGTGTCGCCGATTTTGCCACCGAAGTTTTTAAAATCGAAACCCGAAGTACCTTTCTTTTCATCGCCGTTGAAAAAGCCGTACAGCGTGTCGGTTATGATTTTGATTTTTGCCGACAGGGTTTTTCCAAGCTCATCTGTATCAACCGTATCAACAAGATGATTCATTCCGTCGGCAAAGCCTGCGCCAAGACCGTCCCAATCAATGTTGTCAACGAGAGTATTAATGCCCATTGTGACGGTGTTTATTGCCTCGCCTACATTGTTGCCGACTTTTCCCCAATCAAGCTCATCAATAAAACCATTAACTGCGTCGCTTAAATCCTTGCAAAATGTTTTGACTTTAGTTTGAATGCCGCTCCAATTGATGTCATCAAGTGCAGAGTTAATCGTTCCGGCAATCGTTCTGCCAATGCTGCCCCAATCTCCTGCTTTGAATTTTTCAATAATTTGATTCATCCAAGAATCAAGGCTTGATGTCTCAAAGATAGCACCGCCTTCGCCGGAAGAACTGCCACCGGACGAACTGCTCGACGATGAGTTGTCGCTCAGCTTATTTGCGACATCAAAGCTCGCCATTTGATTTTTGTATTCTTTGGCAGCTTTTGCCGCGTCCTCTGTGGCTGACGCTGTCTTCTCCGCTTGTTTGGCGTTATATTTCGCAACAAGGCTTGTGCCTGTAAATGCTTGATATATCGCGTCTGCAAATGTCACAGCCTTGCTTAACATTGACACAAGGGCATTGATTAATGGGCTTATTGCCTCACCCAAAACGCCTTTGGCGGCATTTAACTGAGTTTGCAGTTTTTCGTTGTTTTCCATTGCGGATGAAACAACTTGTTTGAACAGCATAAACGCAGAACGAGCGCCGAGTAGTGCAAGTCCTACCCTTGTGAATTTCTTTTTCAAGTTCTCAGCCGGAGAAAGCGACGATTTCAAATTAACACCGAATTTAGAACCCAAACTGCTCACTTTTTGAAATGCGCTTCTAACCTTTGAAATAGCTGTTTTTAGCCGATTGGCGGCTGTGTGTAAACCGTTCCAAACACGCGAGGCGGCTTTTGAAACCGCTTGAAACGCGCGTGTACTCGTGACAGCCTGTTTCACTTTGTTTTTAACTGCTCCGATTTTATTGGACAGCGTCGAAAATGCGACTCCCACGCCTTGTAATGGTAGCGTCATCGTGCGGAATGCTCTGACAAGTCCGTTGCTTGAGTTTTTGGCAGTTTCGCACTTTTGAGTAAACTGTCCTAATCCGCTGTTTAAACGCTGTTCTGCGTCCTCGCTTTGCCGAATCGCGGTGACAAGCTCTTTAACCTCTCCGTTGGCGGCTTTGAGTTTTGTCTCTGTTTCCTCGACTTGCGAAAGAAAGCCGCTGTATTGATTTTTTAAATCTTGCACATCAAGGATGTGAGCGTTTTCAACTGTTTGTTTTTGTTGCGGAGTTTTTGCATTTGCCAAATTATGTTGATAATCGGCTTCGTTTTTTTGATATTTGCGAGTAAGCTCTTGGGCGGCATCTGATTGGAATAGCTCGCCCCTTTTCTTTTTCAGTTTTTCAATCTCTTTGTCGAGCTTGTCGAGCCTTTCCTCAGCTTCCGATATATCAATTTGATATTTCGTCGGGTCTTTCGCGACATCAATTGTTTTTTGAATGTCGTTTTTTATGTACGAAAATGTTTCGGCGACATATTCCTTTGCAGCGTTTAAATCGCTTTTGATTTTTTCGCTGTCAACATTTACACTGATTGTGCTTTTTAACTTGTCTTTGAGTTTTTCAAAAACGCTTGATAAGTTTTTTACACCTTTTTCAGCCGTTTTTGTGTCAATGCTGAGGTCGGTTTTTGCTGTCTGTTCCATTGTGCTTTTGACTTCGTCAAGAGCTTTCGACAAGTTCTTTGCATTCTGCTCCGCTTTTTGCGAATTAAACGCAACATCAATGCGTATCTTATTGTCTGCCATGTCCTCACCTCCTTATTTGAAGCGTGCTTCGAATATGTCCTCCGACTCCTGTTCCTCTTTAGTGAGTCTATGCGGCAGTGCAACAGCTTCCTTGGCTTTGAGAATTTCGCGTTTGTCTTTCTCGCTCCAATTGCTCACATCCATTGTGCGAAGCGACCGAACGCGTGATAAAACACTGTGCTCTGTCAAGCCTGCTATGAGGTCGCAGAAAAGCCAAAAATGCGGATTTTCCTTGTTCAAGTCGATTTTGTAGTCGCTCATGAACGAAGCAACAATATATGGCTCATCGTAAATCAAGTCCATGTCAGGCTCTGTGTCGCTATTCTCGCCGTTTTCATTCTTGGATAAGAACTTTTGCGCCTGAATTAAATAGTCTTGCCACAGCTCATTGTCGCTCGGAATGTAGCCGTATAGCGTATAAATGATAGCGAGGGCGCGCTCATAGTCGCCGATGTCGTTATCATTCACTATTTTTAAGCATTTTAGGGCTGTTTTGGTGTCTGTTTTAATTTTGACTTTTTCGCCGCGAATTCTTACATATTCGGGGTAAGTCATTTGAGGACATCCTCATCGGATTCGCTGTATTTTTGCTCGATTCTTTCGATTGATTTCTTGCTTGAAATTCCGATTTTTTCAAGGTGAGGCTTAAGCGCATCAAAAAGGTCGTTATACATATCCGGGTAATTTCGGTCGCCAAAGATTTTTTGAACGCCGCCTGCCCCCAAGAACTCGTCCATAGCTTCGCGCATCTGTTTGTAGAATTCTTTGTAAAGTTGTCGCCTTTTTTCGTCCTTATTGCTGACAAGTCCGTGTGAACATTCTTTCTGTTTTTCAATCAACGCCTCTTTGCGTGTAAGGTCTTTTGTAAGCTGTTCGACTTTCAGATAAGCGTCATTAAATTTAAACGGCAGCTCAATATCTTCCGTATCAAAAACGATTGTCTCGCCCTTGTCGTTAACCTCGATTTCGTACAACCCTTTTTTAATGTCAAGATTTAATTTTTCCATGAATAAAATCACCTCATAAAACAAAATAGGCGGCAAAAGCCGCCTATTAATTTAATTATTCTGTTGCGCTGTTAGCGGTAAATGTCGGGTTTGCACCTGTGAATGCAACAGTTCCGAGAGTCGGGTCACCGTTGAATGAACAGGTGTAATTCAACGACGCAGAACCGCCGCCGCCTTCGCCGCCGAACTCACTGAATTGCAATGTGCAGCGATTAAGTTCTGCCGCGTATTTCGCGTTGTCGGTTGTGTCGTATTTATAAACGATAAGGCACTGTGTCTCTGCGTCTGTGCCTGTTGCTCTGTTCTGACGGAGTGCATCAAGATATTTGAATAACTCGTCATCATTGTAGCAAGTAAGCTCACCTTCGAATGATACGGCGTATTTCTCGAGGGATGTCGAGGGGGTGTTTTCGTCAACCCACTTGTCCTCTTCAGTTTCGCCGTCATATTTGAGCTTCAACTCGCCTTGTTTTCTCACTCTTGCCCACTTCGGTGAGGTTGAGCTATCGCCAATGTCGATAAATGCGGCAATGGCGGAAGTCTTAATTTTTGTATTTGCCATAGGTTTTACTCCTTGTCATATATCAATTGACATTGACATTGATACTTCGCATAGCGTTGACTGTTCTCAATTCCATACAGATAGCCACTGCTTGTTGCCTTAATGCTGATTGGAGTCATTCCGTCGGGCATATCGGGCAAGTCGTCGTTCTCGGTGCATTCCTCAAGCCACTGTTGGAAATGCTCAAAGAAGCCGCTATTATTAATATTGTTCTCGCGCTCCTGATTCCACGCGAAACGCGCGGAAAAAGCGAAAACAAATTGTCGCTCCGTGCTGCCGTCAATGTATCGTGTCAATATTGTTTCGGTCGGCTGTTCGTCAATTGAATAGCCGCCGTTATTTGGGGATAGAAAATCGACATTTATATTATTAAATTCATCAAGATAAGGGCATTTTTTAATAAATTCCCTCACACTTTCAATTATCGTTTTGTTCATTTTGTCATCTCGCTTGTGATATAGTCCTCTGTTTGCTCGATAAGGCTGTCCTTATTCGCGAGCCAAGCCCTCTCAACCCAATGAGAGCCGCGCGTCGGCGCGCCTTGATACTTCAAATCTCTGTCTGTTAACTTCTTTTTGACATCTCGTCGACTCCAAAATCCATAATCCTCACTGTGAAAAGCTCCCTTGCCTGTGATTGGGTCGACCATGAGCTTGCCATAATATTGATACCGTGCATACGGTGTTTCATATTCAATTGCGGCGCCGTCATCGACCACGCGCCCCGAATTCATAAGGATTTCGGAGTCACGCGGCGTGTAAGGTCCGCAAACATTGAGCAACTTGTCGGAAAAGAACTTCTGCGCCTGCGGTTTCACACGCTCGAAGTCTAAGCTATCGAGCGCAGACGCGTCAACGGTGTAAACGAGTGTTGCCATTCGTCACACCGCCTTTATTGTGATGTTGTCAACATCCGAATTACAAAGATTTTCAGCAACAGTGGTGACCTTGTAAAATTCGTCAAGCTCTGTAAGGCTTGATATAGCAGAGCCTCTGCCTCTTACGATGATGTCACCCGGCAAGACGCGCCAATGCTTCGACTCGTATCTGTGGGCGTTTTCGGCGTTCGTTACAATGATGATTTCACCACTGTTTTGTTCGCCGTTGCTCTCGACTGAGCCGTTGAGTGTCTGCTCAACATAAACGCCATTGAGATATGTCGTTGAATAAGTGTCAAGCTTGTTGATATAGCGATATATCGTGATATCATGCGGAAACATCACAACACCGCCCTTGTGAGCAAGCCTGTCCCTGTAAGGTAGGTTAATGCCTTACTTTTTCTATTGGCTTGAATTTCGGGCGCTGAGCGCGTCACATAAGACACAGAATGATTGCCGACGCTTTCGCTCGACTTAACGCCTTGATTTTGATTAATATAAATGTCGTCAATTACATTGCATATTGCAAGCTTATAGCGCTTGTTGATTACCTCGAATTCAAGAGCCGAGCGGTCCAAGACGAGGCGGTCAACAAACGCCGTTGCCTCAATTTGCAATTTTTCAAAGGCGGCGTTGTCGGGAACGGCGTCGCCTTTGAACACCTCAACATAAAAACTGTAATTCAATTCATCCATTCCCGATTAACTCCTTACTTGCCGGTGGTTGACGCCTCTGCCTGTAGATTCTCGTCAAGTTCACAAGACTTGTCGGCTACGATAGCCTTTGTTGCGTGAACATAGATAGCCTTGCGCTTTTGGTATCTTACGAATGCATCAAAGCGAATTCTACCCTCGCAAAGCCAACCGTTAATGCCCGGAGGATTTTGGTGGATGTTGTAATCCTCGAGTTTTTGGGCTGCTGTTGTTGCGATTGGGTGTGTGATGATGAAATTAACATTCTCGGGGAGAATGCCTGTGCCTTTAAGAATTGCAACGCCGTCAACCTCGCCCATCTGTCCGCTGATACGCATATCCATAGCGATGTCGCTCGCCTTGATAAAGTTCTCGTCAAGCTTGAGCATCTTATAAAATGCGTTTGATACATATGCAACTCTGCCGTCTGTTGGGACATTGTTGTCATCAAGTTGTGCTTGTCCGTCGAGGAATGCCTCGTAAGCTGTTGTTTTGGTTATTGTTCCGGTTGCGCTTGAGCCTACTGCGTTAGTCATTCTCTGCAATCTATACTTGTCGATATACGGAATGACAACCTCGTTGAGTTCTCTTGCGAGAGCTGCACCGACTTCCTGCGTCATCTGCGTATCATCGTAAGACTTCCTATCGATTGTGAATGTAAATGCCTTGTCCTGTGAGAGAAGCATTGTTTGTGTGTGGTTGCCAAGCTCGTCGGGTGTGCCGTATCTGTTGGTGCCTGTGGTTTGATAATCGTTGAGCGGTGAGGTGTCAATCGAATAAACCTTGATTGCACTTGTGCCGTCCCAATCATAGTCGGCGTTTACTGCTGCGCCTGTTCTTGCGCCCTGCGAAAAGCGCTCATCGACATTAGTCGAATATTTCTCTGCGTAATTTACTGCCATTTTTTAGTCCTTTCAGTGATTAAGAATTAAAGCCTTTCAGGAAATCGTCCTCATCATCTTTCGGCTTGCCGCCGTGGTCAAGACCGCTTGCGCCACCGTTCGGCTTGCCGTCATCGTCGCCGAAATAATATGATTTAGTCTTTTTAAGTTCGTCCATTTGTTCTTTAAGACCGTTAATGCCGTCGTCATTGACCTTGATTTTTTCGAAGTCCAAATGCGGCAAAATGTCGTTGATGTCTTTCGGCTTGTAGTCGCTGATGATTCGATTTTCGATTTTGCTTTTTTTGATTTGTGCCTCGTAATTTTTCACGAGGTCAGAACGCTGATTTTCAAAGTCGGTTTTGAGCTTGTCAATCTGACTCTGCAATGCCGTGTTATCGCCTGCTGTCTTTTTTAAGTCGTCGTATTCTTTCGACTTGTCATCAAGCAACGCCTTTGTGTCGTCATATTGCTTTTGCAGTGCGCCGTATTTTGAACTTGAAACAAAATCGCCTTTGCTTATGTCGGCGAGTTTGCCCTCTGTGTCCTTAAGTGCATCGTTAACCGTCTTGAATGTGTCCTCGTTCAGTTTGTCTTTTAGGATTTCAATATCCATTTTTTCTGCTCCTTTGTTTTTATATGCGGTGTCATCCGCTGGTGTAGGGCTGTTTTATATGCCTTGCCGTCGGCAACCCGAGCACTTTATATGCCATACTCAGGGCAAGCGAACGGTTTATATGCCGCGTTCAGGGCAATGAGCAGTTTAGTGCCTTGCTCAGGGCAATAAAAAAGACAGGCACTTGCGACGACTTATATCGCCGTTTGTGTCTGTCCTAATTATTAAATTTGGGCATAATAAAAGCACAATAGGAATCATTCCATTGTGCTTAAATAATGGTGTTTTTTACAACTTGCTCTTGCACAAGCTCGCGGCTGTAATCGCGTTTCAAGCCGTATTTGTCGCAATGCGCTTGTAACTCGGCTTGTCTGTTTTTCAGCTTGATTTGCAAGGCTTTCGTTGCGTCTTTGTCGCCTAATGGCTTGATTGCGGCGATTTCCTTTTTAAGCTTTCGGATTTGGCGTTCTTTAAGCCTTTGCTCCTGCGTGGCTTTATATATGCGCTTGTTTTCCTCTGTGTCGCCGTATTTAATCGGATTCGGCTTGCTTATGCCGGGAATGAAAGCAAACATCCTGTGACGGCAGTTGACGCCGCCCAAGCCTAATATGTCATCGGGATAGCCTGTCGCCTCTTTAAGGTTTCGATGCTTTTTGTCGTGTCCCTCAATTTTGAAAATGCCGCCCTGCCATCCTGCATGATTCGCTATCGGATTTGTCGGGTGCGTTCTTGCCCCCAAATGCGAGGATATTTCAACATAATCTGCCCCAATTTCTTTTACAAGTTGTAACGAGCTTTTGTTTGCAAGCTGATGAACAGCAGTAACGGTGTCACGCCTGATAACGCCCTCAATACTGTACTCCGTATATGTATAGCTGCCGTCTGCATTTTTGCGCTTATATGTTGCCCCTGTGATGCCTCGCCGTGCCATTCTCTGCAAGCCTTTTTTTAGGCTTTCTTGCAAGCTATAATTGCCGCTTGCGACTTCGACATAAGCCGTGTTAAGCGTGTTGATATATGCCTGTTTGGCACTTTCGACCGCCTTTGTTTGGATAAGGCTAAAAGTTTTTGTTAAATCCTTATAGCTCAATTCGGCAATCTCACGCAATATAGGGCTTTGCATTGCAACAACAGGGTCAACGGCTATTATATCGCGGTCATATGCCGTTCCAAGCGGCTCAAGGTCAATATTAAGTCCCTGCGCCTCTGTGATAAGCCTCTTAATCTCTGCCTCGCTTTTGCCGCTGTATTTTGCGAATATTTTCAACAACTCGGGGGTGATTTTTTGAAATTCTTGTAACTTTTTGAGCCGATATTCAAGCACACCGTCCGCCTTGTCATATGTTGCAAGGCGGTTTGCGATGTCAACAATCAAATCATATTCAATTTGCTGATATATCGTGCATATCGGGTCAATTAACCTGCTGACTTCGTTATCTGTAAGCATTCAATCACTCCTGCGGAGGCTCCTCCTCGATATTACGCCAAGCAAGTTCTGCATTTCTCTCGTCTTGCATTTGTTTTGCGTATTGCTCCGCTTTTTTGTCATCAAAGCCGTAAACGCGGCGATAATATTCCTGAGCGCTTATAAGCTCGGCGTTGTAATCAGTCAATGCCATTTGCCGTTTTTCGGTTGTGTCCTCAATGATTGAATCGTCAAAATCGACCGTAATAGCCAAATCGTCGGGGACGGTGATGTCACCGATGAATTGCTCTTGCATTTCAAGCAATGCGCGTGACATTGTCACAATTGCAGCGTTCAAGAGAATTTCATGCTTTCGCAAGGTCCTAAACTCCTTTGAATTCTCGCTTATAATCTGTGTAGCTGTTGTGACATTTCCCTGATTCCACTTGTAATGATTTTCGCCGAAGCCACATTTTTGCCCGAGCAAATTAAGTTGTGTTTGCAATGCTGCCTCATGCTCGGTCACTCTCAATTGCATGTTACTCTCGATAATCGGCAAATCGTTACCGCTGTTGTCATCAGGTAGACGATAAAACGCCGTATCGTTCGGGTCGAACACCGGGAGCGTTTCGCCTGTATTTGGGTCAACATTGAATCTTGCGACGCCGTCAGAAACGAAAACCCTCTTCCTGCCGAGCGTAAACTCGTTGTCAAGTGAGTCATATTCATTGTCGATTGACTTCAACACATCAATTGCACCGCTGAACACGCTAACGCCGTACGGATTGTTTGGGTCATTTTTCCGTGCTTTATTCGGCTTAATCATTTGGAATTTCGGCGTTTTTGAATGCGTTTCAAATTTTTCCAACAATTTGTGCTTTTGGTAGAAATCTTTACTTACTTCAACGAGCTTTTTGTTCTTGTTCGCCAACAGATAGTTGTCAATCACATATTCGTTGTTGTTATCAAGTGTGTGAACCTCTATATATTCATAAGGCTGACCGCCGATGATTTGCTCGCTTGTGAAAGCTGCCTCAATCAATGCGCCGCTCTTGAATGTAATCGGTATCATTCTATCCTGTGTGACATATTTAATATTGATTTTTTCGCCGTCGAAATACTCAATGAAAAAGCCGCCGCCGAGCGCGAAACTGCGCTCAAGCAATTGATTGCCTGCGGTAAAGAAATTTGCAGCCTTTAGGATTTGGTCGAGCTTTTCCTCACACCTCTTGTCACTGCAAGAAATCGCTACCTTTTCGGTGATTGTTAAATCCGCCCAATCTTGGCAGACTGTTTCACCCATTCCGAGCGATTTCCTTGCCTGCTGTACGGTCTTTTTACCTTGATAAACCTTATACTTGTGGAATCCCGGAACATTCCCGACATACCACTCACGCCACAGCCTCAACTCTGCGTCGATGTTTGCCGGCTGTTCAATCTTAAGCCCTTTATTCTTTAAAAAATCGATAACTTGTTTATTCATTAATTCCTTAACCTCATTAAGCCGTTGATGTATGGCTCAAAACTATACTCGGTCGCGTCAATGTTGTCGATGTTAGTGCTGCCGTCGTCAAGCCTTTGGTCGACGGATTTTTCCGTTTTGACATGTTTGTCATCCCAAAGCGCCTCATTAAACGCGCTATAGGTTTCTTTGCAGCTCGACACAAACAACATTCGTTTTTGCGTTATTAAGCTTGCCCCTGCCCTGATTCTGTCGATAATCGGACCTTTTCGTGCGTTCTTAACAGCAAGGGGGAGCTTCGCTTTTACAACGGCGTTCCTTATGCCGTTGATGAGTACTTGCTCTGCGCTATCGCAATAGACCGTGTGCAATTGCGGATAGTCATTTACACATTTTTTTGCAAAATCAATAAAACGCCGTTCCAATTCGGTCGGCGTTATCATTTCTTTAATTTTCACTTCATCGGCAACAATAAGCTCGTCAAAGCCTTGTGTAATAAGCGTTAAATCAAACGCTGTCGCTGAGCCGTTGCCGCCAAAATCGACGCCGATTGTGGCAAGCATAACCTTATTACGCAGAGGGTGAGAAAAGCCGCCCTGCGCCGTCCTATTCCATTCTGCGACATCAATGATGTTGTCCTTGTCAAGGGTTGTATATATGCGCCCTTGAGCTGCTACCCATAGCCCTTTAATGAATCGGTCATAAAAGACCCCCTCATACATTGAGCGATAGCGCTCTTTTACCTTTTCACTTAAAGACAAGTTGTCGTTCATTGTGAAATGTAAATAAAGGATGTTTTTATCCTTTGTTTTGTCAACCCATTCCTTCTTAAACCAATGTTCGGGATTTTCGGGGTTGCAATTAAACCAAAATTTTGACCCATCAACCGAACATCTCGCCGTTGCCTGATTAACAAACGATTGCGGCATTAGCGCAACCTCGTCAAATAGACAGCCTGCGAGCGTCATTCCTTGTATAAGGTCTTGTGAGCTTTCATCGCGACCGCCAAAAATCCAAAAGTCGTTGGAAACGCTTCCCTTGGTAACTGTTAAGCGGTTATCTGTTCGCCTGTAATCGGTCTTATAGCCTCTGCCATTAAGCACGAACAAAAGAAAAGACAAAACATTGCGCCTGAACGACGCAATTGTTTTGCCGCACATTCCGAAATTTTGAGCGTTAAAGTTTTCCATTGCCCATATAACATAAGACAAGGACATTACAAGGGTTTTGCCGCTTCTTATTGCTCCGTCTGCAATAATGCCGTCCCTGTTGTTCATAGGCGATTTTTCGCACCACCAAGTTAAGACTTTTTTTTGCTTGACCGAAAAGGGGGTGAATTGGAAAGTTACTTGTTGTCGTCCCATTCAATGCCTCCTGCCGCCTCGTTCATCGCCTCGATGAAGCCGTCGCTTGCGCTCTCCTCAACTGTCGGCGGAATGTTCAACGGATTTTGTCCTGCCGTGTCACGGATAAACTCCGCCGCTCGTGTGTCGCCGTTTTGAATTGCTTTTTTTATCTGCGCAAGCAATATTGCAGCGGCTACGCTTATATTCTTATTGTTAACATCGTCAAGGCTCTTGACATCCTGCACCCTGCCGTTGTGAATTCCGACTTCAAGCAAGGCTTCGGCAAGTTCTCTCATCTCTTTGCGCTTGCGTTTAGCCTTGCCGCTTGCAATTCCTGCCTTTCGGGCGTTCTCTCGGCGAACTTCTGCCGGAAGGCTATTAGCTGTTAAGTTGTTAATGTTACCCTTCGGCATTCAATTCACCTCCATTAGCCGTGATATTTGGTCAAATCAAGGAAATAATAATCGTTGGCGTGTGCATTTAGCGTTACGCCTCTTTTTTGCAGAAGCGGAATAATGGTGTTCCTTTTATTCAACGGAATTTTAGTGTATAAAACATTTCGCTTTGTGTTCAAAGAGCCTTTTTCGTTTTCTAATTTCACTTTCGACGCAATTCGGCACTTCTGCTTGCTGTTGCTTTCATTTTTTCGAGAATAGTCGGTTCATGCTTCTCACTTATATTCATTCTTGCGCCCCTGCCGCCCATAGAATCACTCCTTTTTTTGCTGAAATAAAAAAAGACACCATGTGGTGTCTTTAAAAAGTTATAAAAAATGACAAGCACCCGGATTTGCACCGGGACTTCGGCACGATGACCGGTTCTCCTATGCTTAAACTATCACTTGTCTTTATAAGCGTACCATATTTTTCTTACAGTGTCAACCATTTTTTCTTCTTTTGGCGTTAATCGTGTAGCACCCTTTGCTCCGTCAAGTTCATTATGTGCATAACCATGATGAACATGCGGTTGAAGGTTGTTATGCCTGTGATTTAAATCTATCGTTTTTGTTCTTTTATTATCTTTATCAAAATATGTAATTTGTAAAATGTCATTACCGCCAACTCTAACATAAATTCTTCCCTTTGTCATTGTTTCCAACAAAGATTCCGAATGTCTGTCATTTTTAACAACAAATTTTATATTACCATGAGTCAACACGCTGTGATATTGTGAGCCGTATTTATTATTTTTACTTGAAGCTCCACTGCTTGCACCTCTACCGCCCATTAGTACCAACTTTCAACTTTTTCATTCGCTCTGTAACTTGATTGTCGAAATATAAAACATCAATGCCGCCATAATCAAAATCGAGCTTTCCACCGTAAACAAGTATTGTTTGAGGCTTCAGCCGCTTAATCATCTCGCGCATTCCATCGCTCCATATCGCAAAGCTTTCGCCTTTTTTTACGCCTATCGTGCTAACAGCAACGATAGAATTTTGTGGAATGCCGTCAAAACAAAACTCATATGTTGCTGGCTCTGCCCATGAGACGGTCGGAATGACTTCCATTCCGCAATCTTGCCAAAACTGACCTAACAGCCTGCTGCGGTAGACATTCCATATTTTCATTGCAAACGGCATATCCATATATAGCGAGAAGTCAGGCGTCAATATGCAATCAAATTTTAAAATATCGTCAATGTATAGTTGAGGATTGTTCCACAGCCTTTCAAATTGATAGTCATCAATAAAACAGTGAATGCCGACATTGCAGTCTTGCGTCGACTTCATATAGTTGAACCCGATTAATTCATTGGGGATGATTTCCGACTTGGCAATTAGCGGCATTTGGTACTTGCCGACGGCACGCTCCTCGTCGTAAAGCTGTAAATTATATGAGTTTGCCGTCCTGATTCTTTCGTTTGGCTTTTTATCTGCAATCTCATTATAATCCTCGTTATTCAATATGTCAAAACCGAAATTGCTAAAATCAAAGTCAACGCTTAAATCTGACATTTCCGCGTTAAGATTTTCAAAATCCCACGAACTGTTTTCGGCTGTTTTGTTGTGAGCTATGCCGTAAGCCCTGCGCTCCTCATCGCTAAGAAAGTCAAGCCTTATTGTCGGCACCTCAGTGTAGCCGAGTTCCTTAAGGACTTGCAATCTCCCCTGTCCCTCAGCAATGATATTATCATCACCCCAAACGCCTATAGGGTCACACATTCCGAATTGTTCAATACTATTCTTAATGCATTGAATGTCGTCTGCATGGTGAGCCCTTGCGTTTTTCTTGTTCGGTGTCAATTTTCCGATAGGGATATATTCTATTCTTAATGTTGTGTCTTTCAAATTCATATAATCACCAACGAGAAACGGCGACACGCTTTGTGCCGCCGTCAAGGAGAATAAAAAAAGAGGTAAAAAATGAAAACTGTAATATCTGTGTGTGATGTCCTCTATCAATCTATCACATTATATATATTATCACTTTTTTCGGTAACATTCCATAACATTTGGTAACATTTTTTACTTATTTTTTACCTCAAATATTCAGGCACTTCAAATCTCATCTGCAATGGATTATCGCCGACCCATGTAACAGAGGTAATAAGGCTCATCAGCAGGCTCAAATGCTTTCAAGCGTTCTATCGCTGTTTTTACTTTTTCGTTATTCACTTCAAATCTCCTTCTGAGTTCAAAATGCTGTCAACAACCTTAAGCGCTTGACTATGGGCGTTTTTGATGTACTGAAAGGTATAGCTTTCTTTATCGGCTATTACCTCGAATCGCTCACCTATGATGTATTTGCGCCACACAATCATTTTGTAAAGCGGATTCCGGATTTCGCCGACCACGCTTTCAATCTCTGCTCTGACGCTCATAAGCTCTTTAACCTCGCTATCAATCTGCTTTTCAAGCGCGATTATTTTCTCAAGAGGAGCGACAAAGCCGCCGCTTTCGCCGCCCCCTGTGAACGATAAGCTCTGCGTCATTTTTTCCGCTAAGCTTCGCAGTTTAGCAATTTCGTCGCATTTAACGCTGATTTCGTGCGACATATTCAAATATCTTTTGAGAAATTCGCTCGCATTCATCACATCACCTACCTGTGCTTCCGAAGCCGCCCTCACCGCGTTCCGTTTCGTCGAGCTCATCAACAACGTTTGTATTTGGCGTTTCAATCTTCACAATGACAAGCTGCGTGATTTTATCGCCGCGCTTGATTTGGTAATCATCGTTTGAATTGTTGTATAACTTACAAACGATTGAGCCGGTGTAGCCGACATCAATAACGCCCTCGCTTGTGATGCCGTGCTTTACATTCAAGCCGCTTTTTGATTTTAAAAATCCTGCTGTGCCGTTCGGCAGTTCAACATGAACGCCTGTGTCAATTATGGCGCTTTCTCCTGCCGGAACAACAACGTCACGCGGTGATAACAAGTCAAGTCCTGCATCTGTTGCGTGTCCTCTTTTTGGCATTAAAGCCGTGCTGTCTAACATAATGTTCATGTTTTTTTGCTCCTTATTTTGTTTAACAATAATCATTAACTTTTATCCTTTACGGTGCATAGCCGTCATTTCATTTACTCAATATATTCAAGCTTATAATTAATGTCGCTCGGTATATTGTCATCCCATACAAATGAATTTTCGAGAATGTAATTGTTATATGTTGAAGCGGTTTTGTTTGCTCTCATTTTTGCTTGCTCCGCCCACGATTTTTTTTCGTCGTTATCGCTGTTAATATATTGCTCATAGGTTAGTTTGTCGGTTTCATAACTTGACATCATTGCTCTGCAAGTGTCCTCAACCTTTTGGCGTGTTTTATAATTTGTGTCGTCGTCTGCTTTCTGCACATTATAAAACCAATTATTCCATAGTGCCTTGCCTGTTGGTGTAGCCGAGACAAATAACGGTATGCCAATAATAATGACTGCACAAAATACAACACCGATTATTGCAAATACTTTTTTCATTACTTGCCCTCCTTATAGTTCAATACAGGTTTATCTACTTCAAACGGAATGTCGCTATATAAGAAATCACCAGTCCATTCAATATACTTGCCGTCAGTAGTAAAAAAGAATATACCTGTAACATTTTGACCGTATGTACCGTCTATTCCCGGGTTTTCAACGCTGTAAACGCTACTTGAAGAACTTGCACTTGTCCAAGTACCATCGACGGTATTGCCTGAGTAATCATAATCAGTTTGTGCAGGAAACAAGTAACTATTAAGGCTACTAACCTTGCCGTCAACAATGAAATTGCCAACAACTGCACCTGCTTCACTGAATAAAACAATATATCCAAGTGGCTTTTCAACTTTGCATTGTAAACTGTTTGCTTTTTCTCTTTGTCCGTTTACCCAATACGCTCTGCGGATAACATTGTATCGTTCAAGCGAATAATCTAAGTCTGTTGGTGCAGGCTGATTTTCGATGATGTTAGCACCTGCCGATATTGCGTTTTTGGTATCTTGACTTGTTTTCTGTGCGGTTGATTTTACGCTTTTGGTATCGCAACCCATAAAGATTACACCTACCATTGCTATAACTAATACAACTGACAAAATTTTCTTAATATTCTTTTTCATAAAAAATCTTCTTTCTCTGTTTTAAAGTGCTTCAGCTCACTTTATAAATTTAATATGTGATTATTCAGTTTTTTCGTCCATTTTGTAACCACAATTATGACCAATATAATTCGTACATTTTTGAAAAACAACCGTTTCTGTCATAGCCGATAATGTATTTCTCAAGAAAGTTTTGTATTTTTCTGTTATATGGTGTGTCAAACATTTTCTACCTTCAACTTCACTAAACCACTTTCTACAATATCATCAACGATTTGTTTAATTAAAAGATTTGCACCACTGTTTTTGCTATCTACCAAAGCCTCTTCGAGTTTTTTATTTTTCATTGCAAGGCGTTCTGTTTCTCTATTCTTTTCCTCTGTTAGGCATTTAAGGCTGTCTCTTATACACATCTCCGAGCCCACGAGACCTCTCTACATCTC